CAATACCGCCGCAGGAGTCTCACAAAACATGGACAATCTCAAGAAGCTTCAGGACGAAGCCGTTACCCTTGCCAACCGCATCGACGCCGTCCGTGCTGTCGAATCCGAAGACGCCGACAAGATCGCTGAGCGAGACCTCGAGCTCGAGCAGCTGAACAAGCGGGCGGGCGAGCTCGCCAAGAAGGTGGACTTCGAGAAGTCGGTGGCCGAGTCGGCCAAGAACCTGCGGGCGGTGGTCGAGCGCTGCGCTCCGGCCCCCGAGGTGACCGAGGAGCGGGCCGTCGAGGTCCACGCTGTGTCGCACAGCGGCAAGCTCCGCGCGTTCGAGAAGCACGAGGACGCCTACAAGGTGGGCATGTGGCTGCGGGCCAAGAGCGGCGACACCCACGCCAAGCGGTGGTGTGCTGATCACGGCGTCGAGGCTCGTGCTCTCGGCGGTGCCAGCGGCGGCGGTGCCAACTTCGTGCCCGACGTTCTTTCGAGCACGGTGCTCCGCCTGGTCGATCAGTATTCCGCGTTCGCTGCGAATGCCACCAACCTCGCCATGCCGTCCGACGTGGTGCTTTTCCCGAAGCGTACCGGCGGGACGACCGGCTACTGGATCTCGGAGAACTCCGCGATCACTGCCAGTGACCCGAGTGCCTCGCAGGTCAGCGTGACGGCCAAGAAGGTCGGCGGTGCCGTGGTGCTGTCCAGCGAGCTCCTGCAGGACTCCATCGTGTCGATCTCCGACTGGATCGCGGCCGAGCTGGCCCTGACCCTGTCGAACGCGATCGAGACGGCGGCGTGGGCCGGCAACCCGAGCAACGCTCCTGCGGTGGCTGGTCTCGTGACCAGCTACACGGGCGGCCTGCTCGCGGCCTCGGCCGCGACGTATGCGGCCTCGCTGGTGACCGCTGCGGGCGACACGCCCGACGAGGTGACCAAGGCCAACCTGCTGGCGATGATGGCGAAGATGCCCCAGCACAGCCGGCAGGGTGCCAAGTGGTACTGCTCGCCGTTCTTCTTCGCGACCTGCATGCAGGCTCTGGACCTCAACCAGGGCGGCTCGGTCGGTCTCTCGCAGGGCATGGGTCTCACCTTCCTCGGCTCGCCGGTCGTTCTGACCGATCAGCTGCCGAGCGGTGCCGACTCGACCGGCGCGGTGATGGCTCTCTACGGCAATCTCGCCAACTCGTCGATCTACGGCAGCCGCCGAGACCTCGAGGTGCAGAGCTCGGATCAGGTCAACTTCCTCTCGGATCAGACCGTGATCCGTGCCACGGCTCGTGTTGGCATCAGCCACCACACGCTCGGCAGCGACACTGTCGCCGGCCCGGTGATCGCCCTGGTCGGTGCGTGATCCGGCTTGACAGTCGTGCAATCTTGAGCGGGCGGCTCCACGAGGGGCCGCCCGCTCTCATTCTGGAGGTTGCATGCTAATCAAGGTCGGCGGCACAGAGGTCGAGATCAGGGCCGAGGCGATTCTCTCTGGCCCACGGTTCGGCCCACTGGCCAACCTATTCGGCTGGGCTCAGGCCCTGATGCCACTTGGCATCCGGCCCACGCTTGGCCAGGGTGCGTTTTGGTCCCAAGTACTGACACGGATGATGGAGCAATTCGTCGATCAGTGCGAGTACATCATCTGCCTTGACTTCGACACGTTCGTAAACAAGCAAGACATCGAGCAGCTGTTCGCTATGGCGCTGGCGTTCCAGTGTGACGCTCTCGCACCTCTGCAGGTCAAGCGTGAGGACGGCCGCCCAATGCTGACGCTGCTGGGCACGCTGGACGATCCGCCCACCAGCGGCACCACCACCTTGCCGGCGGCGTGGTTTGCCGAGCCTGTGCAGCAGGTGGACTCGGCTCATTTCGGCTGCACGATCCTTTCCACGGCGGCACTTAAGCGAATGAAGAAACCTTGGTTCTGGGAGCAGCCCGACCCGCAGGGAAGCTACGGCGAGGGCAGGGTCGATTCTGATATCGGCTTCTGGCGCACGTGGCGCGACTCTGGCAACAAGTGCTTCGTGACGCCGCGCGTCTCGATCGGCCACGGTGAGTACGTCGTGACGTGGCCGGGCCGTGATCTCGGCAAGCCTGTTTTCCAGTACACGGGCGACTGGATGAAGACCAACAAGGCCCCCGAAACTGCATGGAGCGTAGGCCAATGATCAAACTGAAGTTCATACGGCCGTGGCGTGACTACCGCACCGGCCAGTCGGCGGATTTTCCGGGCGGCAAAGCTGTTGATTTGATCGCCCGGAAAATAGCCGTCGAGGACAAGCAGCACCCGCTGATCGAAACCGCTGCTATTGAAATGCCAGCCAGGACGGCAGACGCCACGCCACGCAGGAAAACGAAGCGATGACGTACCGCAGCCTGACACGAGCCACGCAGCCCGTCGTTGAACCCGTAACGCTCACGGAGGCCAAGGCCCACCTGCGGGTCGATACCGACAACGACAACGCCTACATCATGGGCCTCGTTGCAGCTGCTCGAGGCTGGGTCGAGGAATACCTCGACCGCACGCTCGTCCACACGCAGTGGACTATGAGGCTCGACGGCTTCCCGCCCAATGGCATGGACAACATCGAGCTACCGCGGCCGCCGATGGCCACGGCTGCTGCCGTCACGACGGTGGCAATTACGTACACGACCGAGAGCGGTGCCGTGGTGGTGTTCCCGTCGAACGAGTACCGGGTCGATCGGCACTCGACGCCGGGCAGCATCAGCCCGCTCTTTGACCAGGCGTGGCCTGTGCATCGCCGAGACGAGAACGCTGTGGTGATTACCTGGTGGGGCGGCTACGGCGAGGACGGACGCAGTGTGCCCACGCAGATCAGGCACGCGATCCTGATGCTAGTGGCCCACTGGTACGACCGGCGTGAGTCCGTGCTGACCGGCAGCATTTCCAAAGAGGTCGAGTTTGGTGTCAAGTCGCTTCTGGACTCGTGCCGCTGGGGGGCCTACCGATGAGCACCTACGAACAACTGCCCGGCCAGCTTGGCCTGTCGTTTCGCCGAGGCGACGAGCTGAGCACGGCCATCGACTTCTCGCCGACGACCATGACCGGCTACACGGTGACGGCCGTGATCACGTCGCTCGTGACCGGCAACACGATGACAGCATTTACGACCACGCTGACCAACGCCGCGGCCGGCATCGTCAACGTGGCGCTCACCGAGGCCCAGACGACGGCCCTGCCGGTCGGCACCTACGGCTGGCGTCTTGAGTGGGATTCCCCCGGCAGCGTGCGACGTACGGCATTGCAGGGCCAGGTGGAGGTAGTCGGGTGACGACCACCGCAACCGTCACGAGCAGCCCGATCACGGCCACCGTCTCCGGTGCGTCTGTGTCGGCGTCCGTGACGAGCTCGAGCTCGTCGGTGAGTGTGTCGGCTGCCGCCGGGCCTGCAGGTGCAGCAGGGCAGCAGGGGGCTGCCGGTGCCGTCGGCTCAGCCGGTCCAACGGGTGACGCAGGACCGCAAGGCCCGCAAGGTGTGCCAGGCGTGGCAGGAGCCACTGGGCCGCAAGGGCCAGCAGGTCCAACCGGGGCAGCGGGAGCAGCTGGGGCAAAGGGAGACGCGGGTGCGACCGGCCCGCAGGGCGTGGCTGGTGCCACCGGAGCTCAAGGCCCAGCAGGCCCGCAAGGCGACGCAGGGCCACAGGGGCCGGCTGGCGTCGCGGGTGCCACCGGCGCGCAAGGCCCACAAGGGCCGCAAGGCGTTGCTGGAGCGACAGGGGCCGCTGGGGCTGCAGGTGCCACCGGAAGCGTCGGACCACAAGGGCCAGCGGGTGCCACAGGAGCAACTGGCCCACAAGGTCCAGCCGCCTCGCTGAACTATGCGTCTATCACCAACTTCCCAGCCACCGGCTCAGGCTCTGCCCTGTACCTCGCAGAGGACACGTCACGCATCTACCAGTGGGAGTCGCCCGTCTACGTCGAGATCGGTGTGGCGGGTAGTGCCGCGGCCCACGCTAGCACGCACGCCACCGGCGGCATTGACGCGTTAACGCCAAGCGATATCGGCGCTTTCTCATCGTCTGGCGGATTGATTACTGGCAATGTTGAGATCGGTAGCGTCACGCTGAATGGTCTGAGGTATTTGGATGTCTCAAATGCAGACACAAATGCCAATAGCGGCAGCATAGTCAGAATTATTTCGCTGAGCGTGGACGGCACGCGGGCGGTTCCAGTTAACTTGGTGAAATACAAGAACGGCCTTTTTGCCATCACAAACGTCGAACCGGACAGTGCGGCATGCATTACTCTGGGGGTTGGCCAAAAGGAAGATGTGCGTCTGGCATCTTCTGGTGTCGTGGGAGTTGGCACCCAAGTTCCCACGCTCTCTAGCGGTGTCGGCATCCACAGCGCAGGGTCAACTTTCCGGCTAGCCCAATCTCGGACTCCTGCTAGCTCCACGGCTACTGGAAACACCGGGGAACTCTGCTGGGATGCGTCATATGTGTATGTGTGCGTGAGTACCAATACCTGGCGGCGGATCGCCCATTCCACCTGGTGATAAATGACTCCTCCTCTACTGATGGCCCAGAATCCGCTGACTGTACCGGCAACAACCTACGACCGTATCTGGGTGGAGCTCGTGGAGATTTCCGCACCGAGTCCTAGTGCAGACGCTAACGCCTACGTGCGATTGCGACGTTTTGGAGTTCGTGACGGGGAGGTAGTGACTGACCCCGAGTCTTTTCGCTTGGAGGTTCCAAACATCCTCGCGTCTACCGACACTGACCTAGCGGCGGTTGTGACGGGCATTATGAACTACATCGCCAAAGTCGGTGCGGCCGAAGGCATTATCCAAGCACAATCTTGATGCATAGGCCGGAACTGCCAGTAGGCCGCCTAGGCAGCGTACGGTGGGGAGATGATCCGACCGGGCGACCTACGCGAGCGTGTTACCGTCCAGGTCGCCAGCGGCACCACCAATGCCCTCGGCGAGACGGTGCTGGCTTGGTCTGACTCCTCGGCCGTCTGGGCCAGCGTCGAGGGCGTATCGGCCCGCGAGGCCCTGACCGCCGGCCAGCAGGAGACGACCGTGACGCACAGGCTGCGGCTACGTTACTTGCCGGGACTCAACAGCCAGATGCGTTTCGCCTGGCGTGGCCGCACGCTTGAGATCTCCAGCCTGCTCGAGCACGGCAACCGCACCGAGCACGAGGCCATTTGCATGGAGCGACGCAATGGCTGAGCAGGTCGGCATCAGCATCACGACGGGCATTCCGGGGCTGGAAAGCATCCGCAATGCGTTTATGTCCCTGCCCAAGAATCTGGCCGCCAAGCACATGGCCGCCGGTCTGCGGCGTGCTGCTGAGAAGGGCGGCACGCTTCAGGCCCTCAAGGCCGCAACGCCACGCGGCCCGACCGGCAACCTACGGCGGTCGATTGCGATCAAGAGCAAACGCT